GCACCCGGGGAATTCCAGTCGGCTGGAAAATGAGTGGACAGGGAAAAACAGTCTCCGGATGGCCTTCAGGGTTCACGGCCCTAGGAAAGAACCTGCCCACAGGGGTTCGACGGCGTCCGATTTTTGTCACAAACGTAGCTTAGTATTACCTACGTTTGTTTGTGTCGTGACGGCTAGCGTCACTTTTTATTATGCCTCAGTATAAGCGCAAGAATAATGGATCACGCCGCCCTATGTTTAGGTATGCGGATGCTGCATACAATGGCCTTGGTATGAGCTATGCTACTGCAAGAGCTATAGCTAACCGATATTCTGGTTCTCGAACCCAAACTCAGCAAAGGAAGAGAACTACGTCTGGTGGAGGAGTTACCGTTCAACATGATGTTAAGAGGATTTATCGTAAGAAATCTATGCCTAGACGAAAAAAGAAGTTATGGAAGAAATTCGTATCGAAAGTTAATGCTGTCGATGAAAGGGATCTTGGATCTCATACGGCTTTGTTTTCCAGTGCAATAACTGTGAATACTATAACTGATACTCAGTTGGTTACGTCTGTTGGTTTATATACCAATACGAGTACTAGTACATGGCTTGCTGATATGAAAACCATAACCGGAACATTTAATGTTACTGATGATACTAAAGATGCTGGTGGAACAATATATCCATCTACGAAAATTATATTTAAGAGTGCAGTCTTGGATATTACAGTACGGAATACGTCTAATAATAATGCCGGAGGTTCCGTTGATTGTCCTATGGAAGTTGATGTTTATGAAATATCACTTAGAGGTGGTAATGCAGATAGTACTGTTGGTACTGGAGACCTGATTGGTTATCTTCAAAGAGGTGCTTCTGATACTCTCAATGAAGGTGGACTTGTCCCTAGTGCTGGTTCACTGGATATTTTTAAGCGTGGATGTACTCCATGGGAGTTGCCTGCTGCTTTATCAATGTACCGTATGAAAATATGGAAAAAGACGAAGTATTTCTTGACTACTGGTCAGACCTTTACTTATCAAATGCGTGATCCTAAAAGACATGTTATGAGTTATGCTAAAATGCAAAGAACTCTTGAGTCTAATATTAATGGATTAACGAAATGGATATTATTTATCGGAAAAGCTACCCCCGGGATAGTCCCATCTGAGACCTTGAAGCCTCAATTATCTATTGGTGTTACTCGTAAGTACCTTTGGAAGGTTGAAGGGTTTAACGAAGACCGTGATTTTTATTTTAAGGACTAAATATATTATCGGATGCTTCTTTTAAGAATTCTCCATACTCGATGTATTCCTTGTGTTCTCCCCAAATAGGTAAAATATGCCACTTGGTAACTCTTCTTACAAAACTTGGAAAATATGCATTCTTATACCAACTGCTGGGAACCATATTACTGGTGATCACTATAGTTTTAGCCAGAAATTGTGTTTGCCCTCCCTTAGTTTCAATCATTAGTGGATATCTATCACATAATCTCAATAATAGATCAAAAGGTAACCATCCATAGAACTCATCAATTATCACTGTATCTTGTCCCATATAACCGTCCCACCATTGGGATCTTTGCTTCCAATATGCTCCTGGATATGATTCCATTGCCCATCTGGATTTGCCAGTACCGGTCGGCCCTTGGATTACATGGACTTCTGTTTTAAAGTCCCTTGGTTTCATTTTCATTAATAAGTATTTCTCAAATGCCCTGTGGTATCGTACCCATAGATCAAAATCGTCATCAGCGATCTTTTCAATTACGTCGAAATGTCCCTCGGATAGTACGCATCGTATCTTGTAGAGTCTCTCTTTCCCACACGAGTGTCCACCATCTGTCACTGAGGAACTCGCATTCATTAGATTCTCTAGCGATGAGGGCACTTCTTCGCTGAAGGACTGCAAGGAGCCTTCGCACAGCCACCATCTCGCCCCTAACGAGCTCTCTTCTTTCAGGCAGTACTGGATTGCCTGGCAGCGCGTCCCTCGGGCCTTCTCCCAATGAGCTGTTGTACACAACTTCTTCAACGCCGCTAGGCGAACTGGATTCTTCGTTTCCAGATATCCCTGCAGGTGAATTGTTCCTGCTTGACCTTGCTCCAATTGAGCTACGAGTACTTTGATGTTCTGGAGTTGCCATTGCTCGATCTCGTTCTCCCTCGGATTGTTCACTGTGAAGCACCATCTTCTTGACGTCATTAATTGCCCACTTCTGACGTCTCATTTCTTAAGCACCCGGGGAATTCCAGTCGGCTGGAAAATGAGTGGACAGGGAAAAACAGTCTCCGGATGGCCTTCAGGGTTCACGGCCCTAGGAAAGAACCTGCCCACAGGGGTTCGACGGCGTCCGAT